CTGCCAGCCTGTTTACGAAGAGTTTGTCATTCAGTCAGCACTTAACCAGCAAATTGACGTGCCGGGCTTGATAAGCGCGTGCTTTGATACAGCTCGCTGGAAAGAACGTTCAGCATGGCTATCTTGCAGCTGGACTGGTTTGAACCGCCCTGCCGTAGACCCACTAAAAGAAGTTGACGCAAGCTATCTTGCACTTGATGCAGGCTTATCCACATACGATATTGAATGCCGCCGAATCAGCGGCTTGAGCTTTAGGCAAGTAATGCAGCGCCGCAAACGCGAAGAAGATTTCATGCAGAAAATCGGCTTTACGCCGAAAGCTAACGAAAATAACAACGGCGAACCGGCTGATTCACGAGTAAGAAAACTTATCGAGGAATCAGAAAAAGAAGAGGAACAATAGTTCCTTACGTAAGGAAAAGCTATGAACGACACGGAATTAATTAACAAATTATTAGACACATTACAAGACGTTTCTGAAAAAGTCAGCAAGTTTGAAATGACTGAAAAGCAGATAGCAGAGCTGACAATACAGGTCAAAGAGCTTAAAGGCGCTTTCTACGCAACGGCAAAAAAACTGGAAGACAGAATTGAAATTCTTGAAAATGCTGACAAAACAAAACTTTGGGTTGTCTGGGAAAAAACAAAAAATATTTTGATAACTATTCTTGCAACCGGTGTTATCACTTTTCTTTTAACACGTTTTGGATTTTTTAAATCTTAAAAAAAATAAAGGGGTTTTCTATGGATTTATCAAAAGCAAAAGACGCAAGCTTGATTGCAAAATGGACTGGCTTGTTTGTTCTTTTAGTTGCTTCAGTTCTTAAATGGGTTGGTGTTTTCACGAATTGTGAAATTTCAGAAATTCGCACAGTAGTGCTCACAATCGAAGCTATTTTCTGCACTGTTGATATTAACATTTTTGCAGATAAGTTCACAAAGAAGAGCGAATCAAATGACTAAGTACATCTTTTTGACATTGCTTGTTTTTGTAGCAATTTTGGGTATTACCTGTGCTTTTTTAATTGAACGCCTGAAGCGCGAAAAACTGAAACGTGAACAGGTTGAAAAAGAAAACGAACAGGCAAAGAAAACTGTTGAATGGCAGAAAACAAAAGAGAATATCCTGGGAGAAGTTTTTGATGATGCAAAAAAACAAAATGAAAGTTTGCGCAGTGGCAGCACTGCTGACCGTTTTAACGCTGCTGACTCAATCTTGCGCAACAAATAAGCCTGTTTATATATATGACACGCCTTATGTTTCGTTTCCGGCTTTTCCGGTGCCAACTGAAACAAGTTTTGACGGCGCAACAAACACTGTCAAAGTTCCGGTTGATTGGTACATTCAATTAGCAGAATACAAGACAGAAATTCAAGCTATCGAAAAATTTTATAAATTATTATCAGAATATGAAGAGGCGCAAAAATGAATATAAAGCACATTCAAAGTTTTTTTCTGTCTGCTGGTAACGAATCTTGCTGTGCATTGTGTTTGTACGATGCAGCGAAAGAATTTTGTGAAGAAAACGGCACAAAACTTAATGCCAGCAACGAGCAGGATGCACTTGAAAAAGGCATTGATTGCGGCGCGATTTATTTCAATTTCAAAGATTATTCTGATAAAAAGAATTTCCTTGTTGAAAGCCCTGCCGATTTTATGAAAGTTTTGACCGGCAAAGAATGGTGCTATGCTCATGTTCCGGCAAACTATAAACCGGCAAAAAATGAAAAGATTATTGAGTTTTGGGCTTTGTCAAAAGAAAACGGCTTAAAAGGTATAGGTCATTTTGTCAGACCAGGCAAAAACACCTTGCAAAGAAGCAAAACCGTTTCGCAAGGCTTTGTTTTTTCTAAGCGTGTTTTGCGTTTAGTTTAGGCTCATTTTTGTGGATTGTGCCCTGCAATGTCTTTTTTCCCCGACTTTCTTCCCTTGTCGGTTTTTTAGGCTTGCAGGGCTTTTTTATTCCTTACGTAAGGAACAAAAAAAATTAAATTAAAAAAAATTTGTTTATAGTTTTGGTCAAAATTTTAAGACAGACTGAAACCATGAAAGTTATAGAAATTACAGGCGTTGTCGGCTGGGATTGCGATTCTGAAACACTCAAAGCGAGCTTGAAAGAAATTGCACCAAATGACGATGTGCAGATTAGCATAGACAGCCCTGGCGGTGACTTTTTCAGCATGGTCAGTATGTTCAATATTCTTAGAGATTTTGCCAGAAATCACAAAGGCACAATTGAAACATACATTCAGGGGCTTGCAGCCTCTTGTGCATCCATGCTTGCCTTAGCTGCCAAAGCTGGCAAATCAGAATCTAAAATCATTGTAGAAGACTTGTCAATCTTTATGATTCACAACTCTTGGTGCATTGAAATCGGTGACAGACGTATGCACGCAAGAGCCGCCGAAGATTTGCAGAGAATCGACGCTTTGCAGCGCATGATTTACACAAATGCAACAGGCAAAACTGAAGCTGAACTTATTGAGCTTATGAATAATGACACGTTCTATTATGGCGAAGAAATTATCAACGCCGGTTTTGCTGATGAAATGCGCAAAACAGAAAACGGCGAGCCAAACATAGACGCAGAGCTTGCAAAAACAAATGCAAAAGCAACATTTGCGCAGATGCAACAGAAAATGCGTGCTGATTATGAAAAGCGAAACGCTTTGACACAAAGCCGCGTTGCAGCACTGGCAAGCTTAGACGCTTTACAGCCAAAACCAATGGCAAAAAATCAAACAGTACAAACGGCGGCAACGCCTAATAATAATAACAAGGAGTCGAAAATGACTGCTGCTGAAATTAAAGAGCAATACCCAGAAGCTTATGCAGAAATTGCAAAAACTGGCGCTGCTCAGGAAAAAGAGCGCATTCAGGCGCATTTGAAAATGGCGCAGGATTCAGGCGACATGTCCGCCGCGCTTGAATTTATCGAATCTGGCGTGAACTGCAATGAAAACAAAGTGGTTGCAAAATACCATGAAATTTTCACAAAAGTTGCGCTTGCCAAAGCTCGTGTAGCCGACAATCCTCCGGATGTTGTCACACCATCACCAGAATCAAAAGAAGCATTGATTGACAACGCTTTTTTTGCAGAAATCAGAGGCTAAAAAATGGATCCAATTACTATTTCTAACAGCACTTTTGACCAGCTGTTGCTTGGCAACAACGAATTCAAAAACGTGACACTGACTGTTCCAGCCGGTGCAACAATTGCCGCTGGCGAAATGTTGCAGCGCTCAAGCACAAAATACGTGCGTTCAGCTGGTGCATCAACAGAAATAAATCTTGCAGTTTTTGTTGGTGACAGTGTAACAAATGCCACCGAATCAGCAGTTGATGTAAACGCAAGAATTTGCGTTGCTGGCCGTGTTAATCAGGGCATGTTGACAGTTGCAGGAACTGCCGCAACAGACGCACAGGCTGATTTGCTCAGAGGTTGGGGAATTCTTCCAAGAATTGTTCACAATTTCAGCCAGCTTGACAGACAGTAGGAGAAACGGAAATGAACGAAAAACTTACAAAGGTTCTTGAAGTCTTCAAAGATGACAACGACCTTAAACAGCGCGGTTTCTTGTCTTCTCTCTTCGTGACAAGACCAAACTACTACACTAAAAGCGAAAGCGTAAAGGTTGACATTGTGCGCCGCGGCCACAAAGTTGCACCTTTCATTAAAGACCTTGCAACAGGCAAAGTGCTTGTTTCAGCAAAGGATTTTACCACAAAGGAATTTTGTCCGCCGGTTATTTCGCTTGCTACACCAGCAAACCTTTATGATTTGATGGATCGCAGACCAGGCGAAACTGAATACGCTGAAATCGGCTCTTGGCAGGGCAGACTTTTCAATGAATTGAAAGATGCTTTGCTTGAACAGCATAAGATGATGTCAGAAGCTCTTGAATTGCAGGCTTCACAGATTCTTCAGACTGGTACACTCACACTTACCGATGAAGACAACAACACATCATATGTACTGAATTTTTCAGCCGCTGCAACACACTTTCCAACAGTCGGCACAGACTGGGGCGCAGTTGGTGCAACACCACTTGCAGACATTGAAAGCCTTTGCAATGTCATCAATTCAGACGGCAAGCGCCGCCCATCTTTGATGCTTATCGGCGCAACTGCATGGCAGAATCTTGTTGCAGATTCAGGCTTTGCTGCTGCTGTAAGAAAAGACGGCTTGGCTCTTGGTTCACTTGCACCACAGCTCGAAAACAAGGGCGCTGTTTATCAGGGCTATCTTAACGTCGGCAGCTATCGCCTCGATATGTACACCTACGATGCTACATATGAGAAGCTTGGCTCAACAACACAGTACGCTTATCTTGGCGCTACAAAGGTTGTTATCACTGCCGCGCCGCAGGATCTTGACTTCCGCGCTGTTTACGGCGGTGTTCCGACTTTGGGCATGAAAGACCCGTTCCGCTCAATCATTCCGTCAGAAGTGACATATGAAAACGGTTTGCGCGTAACAAACCGCGTTTATGAAGACGAAGCAGCTGACACTTTCCAGGCTGAATCTAAGTGCCGCCCGCTTCTCATTCCTGTTTCAATCGACCGCTTTGGCTGTCTTGAAACAGATAAGCCATAAAAAAAACGGCTGTATTTAATACAGCCGTAAAAATTACAGGGGTGAATATATGAAATATGTTATAGCCGAAGGCCGTTCTATCATTTCTAAGCGCATTGTTTATGGGCCTGGAATGGAAATTAAAGAAGAAGCTTTTGCAAGCAAAGAAGATTTTAATCGCTTTGTTTCTAAAGGCTTCATTGTTAAAGCTGAAGAAGCAAAAGCTGAAAAAGCAGAAAAAACAGAAGAAAAGGAAAACAAGGGTAAATAAATGAATTTGCGCGCACTTGCTGAATCAGATTTAGAGCATACGCTTGAAGATGTTGAAAACGGCGGTGCGTGCACATTTACTTTTGTTCCCCCGGAAACTTCGACAGAATCGGAAACTGAAGAAACAAGCTACGAAGTTTCGGGGTTTGTCGGAGACATTGGTTATCTAATGACAACCGAGGGTGTTCCGGTTGCTGGCCGCACGATTTGCGCGGTATGGCGTTTGTCATCAATGAAAGATGCAAACGAAAACATTGTACTGCCTAAACGCGGCTGGCAAGTTTTATATACAGATTTATCGGGCACACAATGGGCGTTGTACGTAACGCGCGTTGAACCGGACAGAACTGTTGGCATAGGGCGTGTTTATTTAAGTTTAAGCTTAGGGGTTGAAGCATGAGCGCGGTTATTTCAGAAAGGCTTGATAGCCCAGACACGATTGAACTTGTACGAGAGCAAGTTGCCGCGATTTTGTATCAAGAAATGGCTAATCAATATACGATGGCCGTTGAAGACGAAGACCCCGTAGCTGATGACTATTTAACAACGGTTTTCGTTGAAAATGATGAACCGCTTAATTTTGTCGAATCTGATAACCCGCTTTTTCCACTGATAAACGTGTCAGTTGACAGAGAAGAGCGGGCATCAAAAGATTCGAGTGCTTCTGTAAATTACAGAAAGTACAAGGGCACGCTTTTAATTGATTGTTACCAAACCGGCAATCTTGACGGCAATTTTGCCGGACGGAAAGCTACGATCAAGGCGTGGAAGCTTGCAAGATGCGTTCGTGCAATTCTTGAAAGCGATGAATATACATACTTGAAACTTCGCGGCTTAGTTACAGGTCACGAAGTTATAAGGCGACAGGCTTTTGTGCCGGATATGCAGAATTCAGCTTTAAAAGTTGTTGTTGTCAGATTGGAATTGGAAGTTACTTATGACCAAGCTTCGCCGATTACAACCGGCCCAGACTTGGAGATTATCACAATAAAGATTGAAGACGAAACTGGACAGATTCAGGGTTAGTAATTTAATTTAAGGAGGATGGAATGAGTGTTCCAGCCAGTGCAATTTCACGTATTACAGGCGTTGACGTTGCATATAAAAACTTTAACATCGGCCAAGCACAGATGCTTCCACAGCGTCTTGCTGTTATTGGGCAGGGTTCAGATTCTGCAACTTACACAACGGAAAAATTCGAGGTAGAAAGCGCTATTGACGTGGCCGAGCGTTTCGGTTATGGTTCGCCGCTTCACCTTGCAATTCGGCAGCTTTTTCCGCTTATCGGAAAAGGCGCTTCTTTCCCTGTCACAATTTACCCATTGCAGAAAGCAACCAGTGCTGTTGCCGCAACTAGTTCAATTGGTGCAACAGGCACAGCAACAGCAAGCGGTTCGGGCAAAATCCACATCGGCGGCGTTGACTGCCAGTTTGCAGTAGCTAAAGGCGATACAGGCGCAACAGTGCTTGCTGCAATCAAAGCAGCTATCGACGGCGAGCTTGACATGCCGTGTACAACAGGCACAATCGCCGACGATGCAATTCCATTAACATCAAAAGCAAGCGGCACAGTTGGCAATCTTATCAAGATTTGGGCTGAAATCAATGCGCCTGGCATTACATTTGCAATTACAAACTTTGCAAGCGGTGCGCTCGACCCGGATGTTGCAACAGCTTTGACCGCCATCGGTGAAGTTTGGGAAACAGCTATTTTGTCTTGTTTTCCGTATAACGATCAAGACCGCCTTGATGATTACTACGCCTGGGGCACAGAGCGTTGGGGCTATCTTAACAAGAAACCTTGCATTGTTTTCCACGGTTGCACAGATAACTATGCAACTCGTTCAGCTGTTACAGACCAGCGCCCGAATGACCGCATCAATGCGCTTGTTCAGGCAACAGGCTCTCCAGAATTGCCGTATGTTATTGGTGCAAAGGCGATGGTTTTTGACATTCTGACAACAGCCGACAGCAACCCGGCACAGGGTTATAAAGGCTTGCTCGAAGGTTTGAAAGCCGGTGCAGACAGTGCACAGGAAACATATTTGACACGTAACATGAGCGTTACAAAAGGCGCTTCAACATCAATCAAAAACGGCAACGAAACCGAATTGAACGACGTTATTACGATGTTCCATCCGGCAAATCAGGGCAAATATCCTGGTTGGCGCTACGTTGTAGACGCCATGAAGCTTATGAACGTAGTTTATAACGTTCGTTTGATTATGGAAGCAGACGAACTGAAAGGTGCGCCGCTTCTGCCTGATTCTGCTGTAACAAGCAACAAATCAGCTGTACAGCCCAAGATGATTAAATCGTATTTTATCACTTTGGCACAGTCACTTGAGAAGAAAGCAATTCTTGCAGATGCAAACTTTTCAAAAGAAAACATGACTGTCAAAATTGACAGCGAAAATCCGAAGCGCTTAAATGTCGAGTTCCCTTGTAAGTTGAGTGGAAACATTGAAGTTTCTTCAACAGACATTTACTTTGGCTTCTATCTTGGGGAGGACTAATAAATGGCTAGTGGTGCATGGGAAAGTATCGTAATTAATGGCCGCCGTTTTACTTGTAAAGCGGACGATGACATAACTTTCAATCTTGGCGGCTTCAAAAATGAAGCAATCGTTCAGGGCGATGGAAGTTTCACAGAAAAAAAAGAAAGAATTCTTGGCAAGATTGACAGCATTAATGTCAATCTTGACCATGACCGTGGCGATGCACAGTTTTTGCAGGAAGCACGAAAAGAAGGTGCTATTCCTATTACTGGCACAATGGTAGACGGCAGAGTTTTGTCTGGTAACATGCTGATTACCAGCGAGGGTGATATTTCAAGCGCTGAAAACACAGCTGAACTGACCCTTGAGGGAACTCTTGAATTCATGTAATTAGCCCCGGCAACGGTGTTATATTTCTTCTTGGCAAGGGGTAAAACCCTTGCCGTCTTTTCAAGAAATATAACAAAAACAAATTAGGAGAAATATATGACCGAAGAAAAAATTAACAAAGAGCTTGCAGAAAGCGAATTTTTGAAATGGTGTGAGCTTAATGACATTGAAACAGACATTGCCGAAATGGACAAAAAAGAAGAAGGCATTTTTGACAGTGCAAAAAAAAGCGCGATCAAAATGCTTCAGAAAGGCCGCCTGATTGTTGACGGTGACAAACTTGAATACACGATAAGTAACTTTTCGCCTGCCGGTTTTGCAGGGGAAAAACTGACAATCGGCAGACCGAGCGGAAATATTTATCTTGCACTTGACGGTAAGAATTCTGGAGAAATGCACCAGATAAACGCCGCAATGAGTGCCTTAGTTGGCAAAGACACAGGCTGGTTAGCAAAACTTGATGCTAAAGCAGACTGGACTTTCTTGAATAGAATTACACAACTTTTTTTAGTTTAGTTGCCGGAGAAGCGGCGGTTGAGGGCAAGCGAAAAAAAATAAAAGGTTTTATTTACGTGCAGACCATGATTTTGCAAGTTTATACTGATTATCACTTGCCCATAGACCCGCGTGAAATTGATTTGCATCTTTTAAAGGTGTTTTACGAACCGCTTATTGACGGCACGGCACAAATACAAAGAAGCATAAAGGAAAAGAAATAAATGGCAGGAAACGCAGCCTATTCAATCGGCGCAATCTTTGAGCTTATTGACCGTTTTAGCGGCCCACTAAAGCAGATTAATACACAAAGCTCGATTGTTGAAAATACTCTTTCGCGTTCAACTGCTGCTTTTAATAACGGCATGGCAAAGGCAGGCGCCGCCATTAAGGGTTTTGGCAAGGTTGCCGCCGGTACTGCCATTGCCGGTGTAACTGCTGGTATTGGTGTCGCAACAAAACAATTCATAGACTTTGACGAAAACCTTCACAGATCTGCTGCTGCTTTCAGCGACATAGACAGCCAAAGCGCAGACTTTTTAGACCGCATGGCTGAAATTGGACAGGCAGCGCGAGATGTTGCAGCCGCAACAGAATTCAACGCACTTGAAGCAAGTAACGCCTTAACGGTACTTGCACAGGCTGGCGTTGAATCTAGCAACGCAATCGGGCTTTTGCCGCAAATTGCAACACTTGCAACAGCTGCAAATGTTGACCTTGCAGAAGCTACTTCTATGGCCGTGCAAAGCCTTAATGTCATGGGCATGGCGTCTGAAAATCCTGAAATAATGGCTGCAAATATGCAGAGAATGGCAGACGTTATGGCATACACAGCCGACAGCGCAAAAATGAGTATGAGCGACGTTGGCGCGGCAATTGCGGCTGGTGGTGCATTATTTAAAGACGGCAACCAAGATTTAAACCAGTTTTCAGCTGCTTTGACAGCGTTAGCTAAAAACGGCGTAGCTGGTGCAGAAGCTGGTACAGCTTTAAGAAACATTATGGCGCGTATATCTGCACCAACAAAAGAAGCTTCAGCAAGTCTTGAAACCTTGGGCATTCAGACAACAGACAGCGAAGGCAATTTGCTTGCTTTTACAGACATAATCGGACAGTTTGAAAAATCTATGGCAGGGCTTGGCGATGCTGAAAGAAACTTTCACATCAAAAAGATTTTCGGCGTTCAGGAAATTGCGCCGTTTAACGCCCTGCTTGCAGAAGGTGCTGACCGCCTGAATGAATACACTGCTGCTGCCGCAAACAGCGCCGGTGCTGTTACAGAAAAAGCAGAAGTAATTAGAAGCTCTATAGGCAATCAAATTAAGGTTTTAATGTCTGCTTTAACAGAATTAGGTTTTAAGTTTGTTGAAGCGTTTCAGACACAGGGCGGCAATGCTATTCAGTCTTTAACCAATTTTATTAACAGCCTTGATGTTTCGGCAATTGTTGCCGGTGTTGCATCTCTTGCAGATTTTCTTGCAAAAGTTTTTAGTTTTTTGTGGAACATCAAAGGCGTTATTGTCGCGATAATCGCAACCTTTGCAGTTATTAAGACGGCAATGTTTGCAGTCGGTGCTTTTCATACGGCAATGGAAGTTTGGCAGGGCATTCAATTAGCCTATGCAATTGTTGTTAAAAGCAGCACTGCTGCAACAAGCGCTTTGGCTTTTGCAAGTGGCACAGCAACAACAGCTTGCAGTGCTTTTAGTGTTGCCTTAACCGTTTTGACAAGCCCTATCACATGGATAATTGTTGCAGTCGGCTTACTTGTTGCCGGTTTTATTGCGTTATGGAAGCACATCGACGGCGCGCGGGAAGGCTTTGACAAATTCTTAAATCTGCCTGTTGTGCAGTTTTTGCAGGAATGGCTTGTACCGTTTAACGCAATTATGCTGATGATAAAAGGACTGCTTGACGGCATTGCTAACATAAAAGCTGCCTTTGCAAATGGTGGCGTTGCTGCTGGCTTAAAGGCAATCGGCGGCATGTTGCTCAATATGGTGCTTGCACCGGTGCAGGCATTGCTTGAAATGCTTTCTAAGATTCCAGGCTTAGGCAAGCTTGCTGATTTTGGCGCAAACAAGCTTGAAGAGCTTAGAGCAAACCTTGTAAGCACAGCGCCGACACAAGCTATTCAGCCTGCTGCACAGGTAAAAGAAACTTATGGCTCGCCAGCTAATGCAAGGCAAATTTCTGATTATGCGGCAATGATGCAGGCTAATTCGGCAAGAGCTGCACAGGCCGCCACACCAGTGCAGGCGCCAGTTACACAAGGCGAAAGAGCAGCATATACCCGAACAGAAACAAACAATAACAGCTATTTGCAAATTGGCGTTGAAAAAGGTGTGAACATTACGAAACAGAGTTTTGCGCCTGGCGTCAATATTCAGACAGCAACAAGCGGCGCATTCTAAAGGATTTTAGCCGGAAACGGCAGGAGGAATATATGAAAAGAAAGACTTACAATCTTATTGTTGCAGTTTTGGGTGGTGTAACAGCCATTGCATCAGGTGTGGTTGCTTATCTTGAGCCAACATACACGCCTGCAATTGTTGCGGCTATTCCGGTAGCACAGACTGCAATTCTTGAGATTTGCGGCCTGTTCGTAAAGGAATAAAAAAAAGCGCGCTTTGATTCTGATTCAAAGCGCGTTTTTTTTACTTTGAATAATATTTCATTTTTTCGTTGAAAATCGTTTGACCTTGCATGGCTTGCAAGTCGGCGGCGGGCTTTAAGAATGGCTTGGCGCTTGTGTTTGTACTTCTATAGCCGACATTGTAAAGCGGTTTCAACTTGAATTTTGGCGATACTGCCTTGCTGAAGCTTGTTGCAACAAACCACGTATTGCCGATTTTAAAGCGCATGTTCAAGCTTTTAGATGCAGCGGCGCTTGCCACAAGATTGCTTTTGTGCGTGCCTTTTCGTCTGTACGGCCCTTGCAACGGTTTGATTGTGCCTAAATGATAACGCGCCTGAACCTGCTTTTCGTTACTGCTGCCTGACCTTGCCTGTCTGTTTGGAATTGCCAGACGTGGCTTGCCGATATGCGCGCCGCCTTGTTCCAGGCGCTGTGTATATGGCGCGTTAGTTGTAACACCGGCAACACTTTGAATCTGTTTTACACTTGTAACACCGGGCTGACACTTGGTATAGCGGAAACTTCTTTTTGTAAAATTGTTGCGTTCTATAAAGTTTCTTGAGAAGTTTTCTTTTGACTTTACAAAAGTGTTATAAGCCTGCTGATTAACAGTAGCAACGCCTGCCTTAATCATTGTTTTTTGTGCATCTGCCACGCATTTTGAAATAGCGTTCTTTCCTGTGAATGTTTTCATGCTTTTATTATAAATCTTGCTGCAAGAAAAACTATAAATTATAGCCCTTATTTTGTTTATAGTTTTATCAATGTTCTTGCTGCAAAATGAAAAGCATGGCATGGGCAGAGGAAATTACAGACGCCAAATACACAAGCCCCAGCGGCAAAACTTTTACATTTTACTATGGCGCTCTTAAAAAAGACACAGACTTAAAAACCGCAACCTTCACATTTCCAGACGTTGACGGCGCTCTAGTTATGTCTTTAGGACGTGGCGGACGCCGCTTTCCTTTGAGCTGCCGTTTTTATGGCGATGACTGTTTAACACAAGCCGACAACTTTGAAAAAGCTCTTGAAGAAACCGGAATCGGCACATTGCAGCATCCTATTTATGGCCAGCGCAAGGTTGTTCCAACCGGCTCAATTAACAGAAGCGACAATTTAACAACAGACTTAAACACTTCAACGGTAGAAATTACTTTTGCCGAAACTATCACAGACCAGATTTTTCCTGCATCCGAAATTCAGCAAGATGAAGAAATTGCCGCCGCTGTTGACGCGTGTATTGAAAAGACTGCTGAAGACTATGCAAAACAAATGAACTTTGACAAAAAAAGCGATGCTGTTGCAGCGCAAAAGCAGATAACTTCAATGTCAAAAGTGGTGACAGAACAGACAGACACGCTGGCACAAAAATCAAGCAGCGTTTATTCTCTTTATTCACAGCAGAAAGCGGAACTAAATAACAATTTATCAAACTTTGTTTCTAATGCTAAAAATGTTGCTTTAAGCATTTTTAGCATTGCAAAGACACCGGCACAAATCGCAATTGATGCCAGCGCAAAAATCAGCGCATACACAGGTATTACAGTAAATTTAACAAAGAATTTCAGCAAAAATCTTTTCAGCAAGACGCGTACTAAAGCGCAGTACATAAATTCACGGCTTTGCTGGCAGTCTAGCGTTTTGGCTTGCGCGAGCGGCGTTGCATACGCTTTAAGCGCGAAAGGCAAAAACGAAACTGAAGGCACCGGCGCTGTTGTTACTGGTTTAAGCTTGAGCAGCGGAAACGGCAAATTTAGAAGCCGAGAAGATGCTGTTAATGCTGCAACGGAAATTCTTGAACTTTTTGACCAGTATACAGCTTTCGAGAATAAAAACCTTGCAGAAAATTACAACGTTGATATTGGCGCTGGTTATGAAGACTTATTGAAAATTGTTGTATTAAGCACTGCAAAAATTTTGAATTATGCTTTCAGCCTGAAAAGCAAGCACACAATCATTCTTGACCGGCCTAGACAGGTTATTGAACTTGTTGCAGAGCTTTATGGGGATTTTTCAAAGATTGATGATTTTATTTGTGACAACAAATTAAACATCAATGAGCTTGAAATATTGCCGCTTGGCAAAAAGGTAAGTTATTATGCCTGATTCTTGCACAGTTCAAAGCGGCGATACACTAGGACAGATTGCCCTTAAAAAATACGGCGTTTCAGGCCGCTATACAGACATTATTGCAGCAAATCCACAACTTGCAGGGCGCAAAACAGCTTCAGACGGTTCACCGCTGATTTTTCCTGGTGACGTTTTAATTTTGCCTGAACAAACCGACATTCCGGCAGATATAGAGAACGAAACGCCTGTTGTGCTTGCTCCAGAAGAAGGCCGTGAAATGAGTTTGTATTTGGATGGCAAACTTTTTACGGGTTTTATAGGCTATACTTTGCAGCTCAACATTGACACAATGGACGCTTTCAGTTTTGCAGCGCCGTGGTTAGAAGACAATGAAGAGCTGAAAAAAGCTTTTGAGCCTTTTGCTTATAAAAAATGCGCGGTGTATTATCGCAAACAACTGATGTTTACCGGCACATTATTAACACCGGCGCCGAGCGTTACACCAGATAACCGCACTATCAACCCGCAGGGCTACCCGCTTTGTGGCGTTTTAAGCGATTGCACAATTCCAGATACAAAATATCCGCTTTGTTATCGCAATCTGACACTTGAGCAGATTGCAAAAGACATTTTGCAGCCGTTTGGCTTGCAGGCTGTTTTTGACGCTCCAAGCGGTGCGCCTTTTGAAAAAGCAGAAAGCGAACCAGGTGAAAAAGTCTTGGATTTTCTCAAAAAATTAGCTGGTCAGCGCGGTTTGCTTTTTACAAATACAGCTGAAGGAATGCTTAGGTTCTGGCAGAAGCCGGGCACAGGCTTAAACGCAACTTTTAAGCAGGGCGAATGGCCCTTTATTGAAGCAAAATGCACTCCTAAACCACAAGACATGTACAGTCATGTCACAGGCTTTAGCAAAACAGACAACGAAAGCAATGCGGAAAAATACACATACGTAAATACATTTTTGACAAAAAAAGGCGTTTTTAGACCTTACAGCTTTGTTGCTGAAGAAAGCGACGCAAAGGCAAGCGACATTGAAGAAGCTACAAAAGCAAAGGCTGCTGCCATGTTTGCAAATGCCGTTTCTTATGAATTGAGCGTTTACGGACACACAGACAAAGACGGCAACATCTTTAACAAAGATATGACTGTCAGTGTCTATGCACCGGCTGCAATGATTTATAGAGAAACCAAATTCTTAGTTGATTCAATCGAGTTTAAGAAAAGCGATTCACAGGGAGAAATTACAACCTTTAAGCTTACTTTGCCTGGCTCAAGAGATAACAGTCTGCCGGAGGTTTTACCGTGGGAAGAGTAGGACGACTTTTAGTTAATGAAATTGAAAAAATTGTAACGAATGTTGTTGAAACGCGCTATGGCTTAAATCAGGTATGCGACCAGTTTAGCCCTAGCGGTGACGATTCGCCGCCACTGCCACAAGATAGAATCTTGCTGGTGCGGGTTGACGGTTCGGGATCTTTCAAAGCTTGTGGCGTTTTAACAGCCAACAAAGGCGCAAAGCCTGGAGAAAAGATTTTATACAGCCGGGACCAGCAGGGCAAAGTGCAGGCCATTGCGCGCATGTTGAATGACGGCACGATTGAAGGCGTTGCGCCCGGTCATATCGATATACAGACAGACGGTACAACCGACTGGAAAAGTAAAGACACAATAACTGTGCAGACAGACAAACAGCTCAATATGGAAAGCAAAGAAGAAACGCTGTTTGAGAGCAAAAAACAAACAACAATAAAAAGCCCTGACACGATTTTGACAGGCGGAAACGTAACACTTGCGGGCAATGGTGCGGCAGACGGCACGGGCTGTTTGTGTGGCATTCATTTTTGCATTGTTACCGGCGCGCCGGTTTCTTGCTCTACAAGTTCAGGAAACTAAAGGAAAGAAAAATGGACGGAAAAATTTTAGGACAAAAGATTGCAGAAATATTGGTTGCGCCAAACGCATCGCCAGAAGCACGCCAGATTGTTGAAGAAATGTGGACGAAGGTAGGTTGCGCAATTATGGATTGCGTTGAAGCCTATGTTGAAGAAAAGCTGAAAGAAAAAGCTGAAGGCGGGCATTGATGATTTATGGCGGCGATTTGTTATTAAAAGACACTGTTGACGGCGGTGAAATAAACTTGCAGAACGGTGAATTTGTAATGGAAAGCGGGTACAAAAACGCTTTGACGTTAAGCCTTTTAGGCGGCAATGAGCTGGACGATGGCACGGAAAATAATCCAAATACTTGGTGGGGAAATCTTTTGGCGAACACATCAAAAGCGCAAAAATATATAAGTGAGTTTCAGAATCTAATCAGAAGCTTGCCGTTAACAACAAAAAATCTTGTTTTGGCAGAAAAAGCAGCTGAAAGAGATTTGGCTTGGTTTATCGACGAAAAAATTGCTGATGATGTGAATGTGAGCATTAAGGCAATCGATTTGAAGAAAATCGACGTGCAAATAAAGGTCACAAAAAACGGCGATGTTATCGCAGACGAAAACTTTGACATGGAATGGGAAGCGGCGAATGTTTGAAAATAAAAGCGTTAGCGAAATTTACAATATCATTATAACAGGCTTGCAGAATGAGCTTAACACAAACTTAAAGCAGTTGCAGAAAAGCTTTGCAAATATCCTGGCGAAAGTTTTTGCAAACGTTTATATAACGCTTTACAAGTTGCAGGCGTGGACTTTTTTGCAGCTTTTTGTTGACACGGCGAGCTTTGACGAAGTTGAAATCTTAGGCCGTCGCTTGCGCCCGCTTGTCATGTGGGGCGAATTGGTTGGTATTGGAGACCCAAAACCGGCGTCAATCTGGCAAGGTAAAGCAAAAGTAACGGTCACACAGCTGAATACATACTTGCCCGCTGCAACACAGTTTAAGAGCAATGTGACCGGCAAGGTTTATTACACACTAACCGCCGTTTTGCTTGACGATGAAGAAAAAGAAGTGCTTGTCAGATGTGCTGAAGCTGGCACAAGCGGCAATCTCGATATTGATGATGAAATTCAGCTTGCAAACAGCCTTGCAATGATTGAAAACAAGGCGTATATCACAGAAATTGACATTGAAGCAAAAGACGCTGAAAGCGAAAGCGCTTATAGGCAGCGTGTCAAAGAGCGCTGGCGCATTCAACCGCAAGGTGGCGCGCTTGCAGACTATCGCAAATGGGCGCAAGACGTAGAAGGTGTATATAACACTTATGTTTATGAAGATGAAAACACACAAACAGGCGTTTTGCTCTATGTTTGTGCTGACCCGTCGTATATTCCTGACAGAATACCAACACACGATATGTTGATTGCCGTTGGTGACGCTTGTACCTGGGATCCAGTTACAGGCGTTGCACGCAAGCCTATAGGCGCTGTTATTGACCCTGATTACGACAGATCATATGCAAACATTTTTGCTGTTGAGCCACAAACTTTTGATGTGTATGTAACCGGCTATGATTTAACAAATCTTGAAAGCTTTAGGGATTTAGCAAAAGACAGCCTGAAAATGTATTTTGAAGCAAAAGAGCCTTATATAAGAGGCTTGTCTATAGACTATGAGAAAAACGATTTTATAAACGCTTATGATTGTGTTGCAACTTTAAGCGACATCGCAAACAGCGTTGGCGGTTTCTTTACTGGCGTTGAAGTGCACAAAGACGGCGCAGAAATTACAACATACACGCTTGGACGCGGTGAAATTGCAAGCTTTGGCAAATTGTTCGTAAACGGGGTAGAGATGTGAAATTTTACGAGAGTATAAAACAGCTTTTCCCGCGCTCTAAGCTTTTCAGTTTTGATAAAGAACGGAACTTTACAAAGTTTGTCCGTGGTTTGTCAAAACTGCCTGACGATGTGAACGAAAATTCCGGGCTTGTTTATTTTGATTTGTTTCCAGAAACTACGCGCGAGCTGCCAAAATGGGAAAAACAATTCGGCATTTATAGCGAAAGCTATGACACAGACAGACGCAGAAAAATATTGGACGGTCTTTGGAAAAGCGTCGGCGGTGGTCAGACTGCTGAATATTTGCAGACAGTTTTGCAGCAGATTTCGAGCGATATTCGCGTAGTGGAAAATGTGCCGACTAAAAACCCGCTTCAAGCCGGTATCATTTACACAAGCATGAACAAAGCACCAGAAATGGTCAATGGCCGCAAGGCATGTATGAACGGCACAAATAAAGGCATAAGAGATTTTACGCCTGAAGTTATCCGCAATCAATACAGTGAATTGTACGACATACCAGCTGACGCGAGTTGGTGGGAATCGTGCTTTTTTGTGTGTGGTGGTGTTGTAAGGCGTGCAAACGGCACAATTTTTTATATCAAGACAATCGAAATTGCAGAGAAATACAAAAAAGATTTGGAATATCTGATTTTGAAGTGCAAACCAGTTCAAACAACAGCTTTAATGTTTGTTAAATATTACTAACGGAGGTAGAAACAATGATTCGTATAGATGAAACTTACGCCGAGTTTTTTGATGATACAGATGAGCATTACCCAGCCGGTAAAGCTATCGACGTATCATCAGAAGACGCATTTGACGGCACGCCGTACCTGGCGCGCTGGATGAACGATATTATTGGTTTCGGTCAAGCGCTTTTCAAAGAAGCTTTCGGCGATTTAAGCGGAATCAACAACCAGCCGGATAATGCAGACGTTTCTGACAGATTGGACGCAATCAAGGTGATTGCACAAAAAGAATTCAGAAAGCACTTGCACACAGTTGAATGTTACGACGCTGAAAGCGTTTTTGCTTGGGCTGATTTGGGCATGACGTTTGACGCAAGCAAACAATATTTTGCGGTTGGCTATTTGCCGACGGAGCTTGCAGATTTTTTAAGGATCGATTGCAAATGCAAACTAGATGGTTTGCACGTGAAAATTATGCTTTTGAGCGGCGGAAGTCAAATCGCCTTTTTGGATTATGCAACCTGGAATAGTTTTATTTGGGGTGAAGGTGATCACAAATGGGGCGAAAAGGCGCGCACAAAAGTAAATATCTTAGTTAGTGAGGTAGGTTAAAATGGTTGGATTACCTAGTTATTTAGCAACAAAGCAGGATTTTGAAAATGCTTTTGCTAATTGCCAGACAGTTGGCGAAATGCAGATTTTAAAGCAAAAGTTTGAAGGAATCAAAGCACAAAACAAAATTAAAGTGCTTAAAGAGTCTGCAATTACAAAAGCAAAAAAGAGCGAAAACGAAGAGATTCCAGAGTTTTCGCCTGATGATTTTGAAGAAATTGACGCGCCTATCAGCGTTGAAGAAAAGTATGGAATCAAAGTTGTAGAAATTGATGCTTTGATTGAAAAGCTTGATAAGAAAATTGCGGAGGTCTCAAAATGAGTTTGAAGATTTGGCAAGACGGCGTTGATTATGCCAGTGTTGCAACATTGCCTGAAAATGGCAACTTTAAGTGCGTTGGTAATTCTTTTTTGACAAAAAAAGACCCTTTTGCATACACCGAAAACAAGCTTATTCTTGCCGACGGTTGCGCTTTTGATGTTTACGACGGCACAACTTGGCGGCAAATCACAAACCGCGGCGATTATGAATTTGACCCTGTGGATTTGCTTGATACTGGTTCTGCTCTTGATTATGGTAAAGACTATTATGTTTATATCGTTGTTACAGACGCAGAAACGGTATCAATCAAAGTTTCGCTTAACACAACATATCCAGTTGGCGAAAGTGCTGCAAATACTCGTAAAATCGGCGGCTTTCATGTCGGAGAAATCAGAAAAGTTTCAGACGATGGGCTTTGGATTCCAATTGACTCGCTTGGTATAAAATTTGGTTCAAACGGTATAGGTTGGAAAGACAATGTAACAACAGGCATTGTGCCAAACTCTGTTTGGGATTTAAAAAACAGACCAAAGAATTTTATGCCAGGTATGGTAAAGTGCAACAATTTTTGGATAAGTATTTATCAGATGAGTGTTGCAGAAGGCATAAGTTTTATGGGAAGCACAAACGGCCTGCATGTTGCCAGCGGACGCTTAAAAAGTGCTTATGGTGCTTTGCCTGCAACTGGCACAGAAGGGCTTAACGGCTTTAACTTTAATGAGCTTGCAAGCAAACAGGGTATGCGCCTGCCATCATATTTAGAATGTTGTCAAATGGCTTTTGGTGCGCCGCAAGGTTTAGACAATGCCGACACTTATGGCTGGACAAAAACCACGAACACAGCGCGAACATATACAGGCTGTTCTGTAAACACAGGAAGCGGTGCACATGCCCCCGGCACTGGTGCAAAGCCGTATGCAATTAGTGCATACAATGTTGTAGACACAAGCGGCAACGTTTGGGAATGGTGCTCAGACATTGCGCCTTATTATGAAGGCGCAACTTGGAATTGGCGTAACGTCTTAGGTGCGAACATGGGCCAGGCGCATTTAACTGGTGACACAGGTTTGAGACAGTTTCTGTTTGGCGGCGGCTGGAACAACGGCGTGTTTTGCGGCCCGCGCACGGTGAGCGGCGACGACTGGCCGTGGCGCGTCGGCGTGGGCATCGGCGCCCGCTTCGCCTGTGACAGCGCGTGCTAACGCGCTGCCTGCTTTCTGAATCTCTGTTCCACTGGTTTATTTCATGGAAAATAAAGAAGATTTCAAACGCGGCAATGTCCAGGGCTTGATTTTATTTCAAAAGCTCGAAGACTTTATGCTATATTTTGAGCCGATTGTTGAGAGATTCCCAACACGTGAAAAATCGGCGCTTTGTGCTGCTATAAAGCGCCGGATGTATCACGCATTAGAAACTATCATAATAACAAACCGCTCAAAGCAAAAACTGCCCGGCTGGTATTCAGTTGACACAGATTTAGAAATTTTGCGCTTTTATGTAAGATTTTCATATAAGCGCAAATATTTATGCAGCAGAAGCTATGCAAATACTAGCAAACTGTTGCTTGAGTTAGGTCGCATTGTCGGCGGCTTAATCAACAAAAAAGATAAATAATACAAATTCGCTTCTGTTTGGCGGCAACTGGAACAACGGCGTGAATTGCGGCCCGCGCACGGTGAACGGCAACAACTGGCCGTGGCACGTCGACGTGGGCATCGGCGCCCGCTTCGCCTGTGAATACTTTACTGTGTTGCGACTACGGTTGCGCACTGGTGATTTAGTAGTCAGATTATTTGTCTTTGCTTTATTTATAAGGCTAAACTATTTTAGCGGCAGAGTTACGACAATGCCGCTTCTTTTTTTACCGAAAATGTACGAAAAACCAAAGTTTGAAAACATAATAAGCTATGAAAACTTATACAAAGCGTTTGTTCAAACCGCTAAAAGCAGCGGAAAGAGCAAGCGTTATAGACCAGAAACATTGCGGTTTTATGCTGACTTAGAAGAAAATCTAATAATCTTGCAAAATGAACTAATTTGGAAAAGCTACAAACCGGGTAAGATGCGCAAATTTATTGTTTATGAACCTAAAAAACGCGAAATAAGCGCCTTGCCTATACGTGATAGAATTGTGCAGACGGCGCTTTGTATGGAGATTGAACCATATATAAATGAACGTTTTATATACGATAGTTACGCTTGTATAAAAGACAAAGGAACATACAAAGCTGCACAAAGAGTGGCGTATTTTCAGAATAAGATGCAAAACCAGTGGTATTTGCAGTGCGACGTTAAAAAATATTTTTATTCTGTTGACGTAGATGTTTTGCTTGAAATAATTGAAAGGCGCTTTATTGATGATGCAAATATACTATGGCTTATACGAGTAATATTAAATATTACTGAAAGCAAGAAAGGCATTTGTATTGGCAGCCGGTTCAGCCAGTTAGCTGCTAACATCTACTTAAATGAACTCGATTTTTATATAAAACAAAACTTGCATATAAAATATTACGTTCGTTACATGGATGATTTTATTATTTTTGAAAACTCAAAAAGCAAATGCGCTGCTGATTTAATCAGCATTGAAAAATATCTAGCTGATAGTTTGAAGCTGGAATTGAACAAAAGAACAAAGATTATACAGACAAAGAACGGAATTATATTTGTGGGGTATCGCATTTTTAAATATAATATTCTGATCAGGCAAAGAGTCTTAAAAAACGCGCATAAGGTTATAACGTATTATAGAAAACGCAAAATAAATCTTAAAAAACTGTGCAAGATAGCTGGCAGTTATTACGGGCGCTGCAAAGGCACTGCCAGCTATAAGTTTTGTGCAAAATTTCTGCTTGATTTATTAAACGAAATAGCTAACCAGCAGGAAAAGCTCTAACTATCTTCATATACGTAAGTACATACGTAAGTACATGCTTATGGGGCGTTTGCCGCCCCATGTTGTTTTTTTTAGTCATATCTGTCATCTTCCAATTCTGGTGTTATTTTCGCAAGCAATTCAGAAAATTCTTCATCTCCTTGTTCTGTATTTGGAAATTCCAACCTTTCCCATACACCATTTACTTTCTTTTCAATGTATGAATCTGCTGCAAGGCACAATTCTGGAGAATTGCCAAACTCTGCTGTTGCATAAAATTCAGCTCTATAAACAGTTCCATCTATAACAGTTTCAATCATATCACCATGACAAGGAACTCCATTCCCTCTAGCCCATTCTTGTATTTGTGTTGCTTTTATTTTTTTCATCTCAAACCCCGTTCTCTCTCCATGATTTTATAGTACTGCATTATCTTGAAATTGTCAAGCAAAATCAAGATTTTTTTTGTACTTTTTTTTATAAATCTGATACGCCGCACTTTTGCAGGATATATTCAGCTGTTGTAAGGCCGGTATTTTTTGCAGCGGTCTGAATTGCTTCTTTTTGGGCTATGCTGCAACTAATTGCAAGTTGCTGGCGGCCGCCATCATACTTTTTTTTGCGTCCAGCGTTAGGGCGCTTGCCGCCCCATGTTTCTTCTTTTGGCAATAAATATTTATTTTTCTTAAACATTGTTTGAATTTTATTATAATATTCCAGGTCTTCTTTCTTATAACTATTCAATAATTCATCAACATCTTTTTCATAGTTTATTGGTTTTGAATCTTTCGTTCTTTCCCCATACGCTTTCCAGTTTTTAGACAATATTACTCCACCTGCATAGTTATCATGTTCCTCAAAAGTAAGGCTGTTATCGTCTTCTAAAATGCAGTTTTTCCAAGTATACACATAATTCACGCTAACTTTATCTTTCATATTATAACCTTCCTATCTATCTATTTCTTTGAATTATGCCATTAGTCAGTTTTTCCAAATCTGGCTTTTTTTTAAGCCCTCAAAAGAGGGCTTTTATTTATGCTGCAAAACCTAAAATTGTTAAGGCTCTGTTCATTGAATGGTAGTTTTCGTTTTCCAAAATCTCATAAACTTTCTTTGAGATTTTTTTAATTCCATTCTTTTCAAGTTCGTTTTTAACTGCTTTGCAGTAAGAATCAAAAAGTGAATTATATGTCAAATCTTTATTCAAAAAGTCAGACCCGCATTCAATGCCGAGCAAATCCTACAGGTTGCAATCAAGATTCATCGAAAAATCAACTGTCTTTGTAATAGTCATATTCAAGTTCCTTTCTCTCTCCATGTTTTTATATTACTGCATTATCTTGAAATTGTCAAGCAAAATCAAGATTTATTTTTTAGATACTTATGAAAAGTTAAATTCAATCTGTCTGTATTCAAGAATATCGAAGGGGAGTAGGCGCTTTTTGGCGTCGCGGTTGCCAGAAACCCACGTTTTGATTTGTTGAGAAGCAGCTTCACGGGCTTTGTATTCGGTAGGGTATGGCGTGGTGTCATTATGTGGGTAATAGGAACGGATAAACGCGCCGAGCTTGCAGTTTAT